GTATCAGATACTTTTGTCATATTTAGTTGTTGATTTTCTTCTGTATAAGCTGCTCTGAGAACACTACCTTTTGCATGTTTTACATCTCCAACTTTTTTTCCTTCTGGAATTGTATCTGCATCTGTATATAAAACATCTTCATCAAAAAGAATATCATCATGTTTCCATTCACATAATTCATCAAGGTTACTCAAAACTGTGCCTTGATATATTGTTGGCCTTGCTGATTTATCTGTTGAAGATATTCCTTTTAGTTGTGACCATCTACTTAAATGCCCTCCATTATACGAAACAGTTGAACCGCTAACACTTATGTTTCCTTCATCTGTACCATCTTGACGAAAACCGATAAGTTGTCCGTCACTGCTTTTTCTATTAAATAAACAGTTTGCACCTCCATCAACTGTACTTTGAATTTGTGCTTTATCACCTTGTGCTCTTATAGAAAATCCTTCAGGTGTAAGAAATTCAGCAGGTCTTGTTACAGTGCAACCCACCATTATGTCACCTTCCGACCCGATACGCATAGCTTCTGCTACACCTGCTGTACCATTTGTTTTAGTTTCAAATATTAAAACAGCACCTCTCTGTCCTGATGTGCTGCCTGAGGCAGCTGCTTTGATGGTAGCCATTTCTTTATGACCAGAATTTTGGTAGTGTCCAACAAAGTGAATGTCTCCAATACCTCCAGTATCCGCATTTTGATTATCGCCTAGTAAAAGCTTTCCACGCCTTGTTCCAGAAGTTTCAATTACCGCTAAATAAGTACTATCTGTAGTAGCACCTAATAAGTCTGGTGAGGTAGTTCCAATCCCAACGTGACCAGACGAATCTATACGCATACGTTCTGGTTGAGAAGATCCAGTATGAAATGATAAGGCACTGCTACCATTAACTTGTTGTATTTTACTTCCATTTGCAGAAGTATCATTAAAGAAAAGTGTCCCTGCGGTTGCACCAGAACCAACACCTCCTACGTATACCGTCCCTGATGAGTCAATGCGCAATCTCTCAGTAGGAGAGGCAGCACCATCAGCAGTTGTTAGAAATGTTAATCGACATGGCATATCATTACTTCCAGCTGTGCCATCTACAGTGGCGTTGATAGCAGCCCCTTGAGTAACTAAATCAGTGCCATCTGCACCTGCAAAATGTATTTGCCCTAACAAATCTCCGTTTTGAACGACTGTTGTTCCACCATTTGATGCACTTCTTGATTTACCTAAAGATATTATTGCGGGTGAATCATTAGCTGAATTTCTTATGATTGAAAGACCACTTGAAGCATCTGTTGATTCAATTTCAAATATTCTGCTTGTATTTCCACCTACAGCCCTTGAGCTACTATGCCCTATTATAATTCGATCATTTCCAGCATCTAAATAAAATAAATTTGCTTCTGTATCGCCTTCAATTCTAAAATCAACATCCGCACCACTTTCATTAAATATTGTTGTAGCTCCTAGTTCCATTCTTTCGACACCGCCAGTAGCAACATTGAAAGTATCAGCAGCAGAACTATATATTCCTGTATCTAAATCATCTCTAAAAGCAAGTGCTGGTGCAGAGTTTGTGCCATCTTCAAGCGTTAACGTGCCATCAAGTTGTAAAAGTTCTACCCAATCATTATTTGCTGAGTTTCTTATTTTTAATGTTCCGCTTGTAGTATCAGCCCACCACATATAGGCTGCTGTGGTACTAGGAGCAGAAGAACTGCTGTTATTTGTTAATATTGCCTGTAATACGAGGTTTATATCAGCCCTGACGTTAGCTCCAGTGGAGTTATCTATGACGTAATCGTGTGTTGCCATTACCTAATCCAATTTTTTATCTAAGTATATCCTAATCTAAAACTAACTACCACGCCCAAAACCTGTTGCAGCATATTTGAAATTTCTATCAACATGACTAGATCCATTCTTTACGTCAATATCAAAACCGCTTCCAGTAATATTTGATAAAGCAAAGAAGTCCCCTGACTGTGCATTTTCTATTGTTATACCAATTGATGGCAATACAGAATTTGCTGCAATGCTAGTTCCAGATTGGCCTGTAAAGAAGGTATTGGTAAAGGATACTGACTTGGTGGAAGTGCCAGAGGAAAACAAACCATTTGTAGCCCCTGCATTACCAAGACTTGTTTCTGTTCTACTTTCCAGTTGTGCTGTATATCCTAGCTGATCTATTTCTATAGATTGTGCTGGGTCGTCTGTATCCATATCGCATCTAAATTTGAATCCTCTTGCAACAAATGTTCCATTTACAAAAGGATTAAATTGACTAAAGTTTGCTCCATAAGTACAAGATGTTCCACTTGATATTGTTGCACTTGTAGCAGAGGTAACTGTGAATGTGCTTGAACTTGGGACAGAAACAATTTGATAATTTCCATCAGTTGCACTGCCAGCAGTAAAATCTATTACAACAAAATCACCAACAGAATATCCATGCGAACTTTTTGTAATTGTTATGGTTGTACCACTCTGTTCGTAAGTGGCTGAAACTGATAAGTCAGGGTCAAGATCAGTAGTGGCAACTAATAAAGATGCCCCGACATTAAAGGCAGTTGCACCGTCAAAATCAGTCCATGTATCAATATTTGCTGATCTTTTATCTATCAGATCATTAGGGTAAAAACCCTGCGATACGATATGTCTTCTTAATCTCAAAGGTTGTTTACCACCTAGATCAAGTGTATTTGCAAAACTATAATTACCTCCTGTTATATCTACAGCACCCAAAAAGTCAAAATCAGCCATTGAATCAAAATCAGCTACATCATCTAATGTCACCAAAGAAGCAAGCACCAATCCATTTACATCATCACTAAAAAAACAATCAACTTTTGTTCCAGCAAAAGGTGGTGAATCTGTATCTTCCCTATCTTCTAAAACAGTAAGTTTTGGTAAAGGGTCAGGGCTATTTACAATTATTGATGTTTCACCAGAACTTAACCGACCACCATCATCTTTAAATTTTAAAATATACTCCCCAGAAACAATATTTGGAACAATCGACTCGCTGACATTACCTGAAAGGGCTGGTATTACATCAACCGCATTTGTAAAAGTTCCAGTTCCATCAGTGAGGTTTGATGATCTGACTACAACGTTGCCTCCATGAACTACATCAACATCAGTTGATTGATCAAAACGCAATCTCACAAATTGATCTGATATTGGTTCTATTCGTAAATTTTGAACATCAGATGGTAATGCAGTTTTCCCTAAAGCGATAAAAGTAGTTTTTGATGGTTCCGCACTTGGTTTATCTAAAGCATTAAAGCTGAATACTCTTAATTCATAAGTACCTTTTTGACTATTTTCTATATCAAAAGTATTACTAAAAACATCACGAGTAATAAAATTACCGTCATTAAATCTATATTGAACTTGATATTTACTAACACCAGCAACACGCTGCCAGTTAAAAAATATTTTGCTTACAGCTTTATTATCAATAACAACAATTTTTTCTTCTGCTGATAAATTACCAGGCGCATCTTTAAGAGAAGTTAAAACAGTGGTTGTTCTTGTTGGTAATGCAGCCCCATCCTCCACAAAAGCATATTTTCCAGTGTTATGTTCTAAGGCTGTTATCTGAAATGTAAGATCCTGACTTTCTTTAACACTGATAACTCTCCAAGTTGTAGTTTGTAACGTATCATTTTGTAAAATCCAAACACTGTTAGCATTTGGCGCAGAAGAATAAGCAGAAGAAACAGTAATGACTGCTCCATCTATACTTGATATGTTTTTAGTCTCAACTGACCCATCAGGCAAAATTACTGATAATGTTGCATTATTTGTTGAAACTAAATCTGTATCTGTCGTATCATCAACTGTTATTGCAGTGGTTGTAGCTGATGCAATTCTTCCTCCTCTTCTTGAACCAGCTTTTACAGGATCACTTATTTCTATAATCTGCCCTGGTCTTACTAATGTTCCAGCTTCTAGGGTTACTGAAAAAGAACAAGTTTCACCTGAATTTTGTTCATTATATAAAAACCATTTCCCCATTCTTGAGGCCATACCACGACTTGTACAACCAAAACTTTGAATCGTTTTTATAACTGTGCCGTATTTTGCACTTGCTGTTGTATCTTCTACAGTCTCATAATCTACCTCTCTTGAATCAAGATCTAAATATCCAACATTAACAACGGTATGTCTTGTTTTTAATGAAGAGCCTGTATATTGAAACCCCTCCTCTGACACGTTGGAATAGTTAAACAAATAAACAGGATCTGTTGGCCTATCACCTGATATATTTATTGCCCCTGCACTATAGAAAGGCATCACACGCATCACAGAACAAAGATCATTTATTAAATTAAATGCCTCAGATTGTTGTGTGATATTTACATTTATTGCAAACCTAGCCTCTTGCCCACCAAGGCCATCATCTACCAATTCATTGTTATAGACAGATTGATTGTAAAATGTATATTGATCTAAGGAACTTTCTGCAATTGATAAACCATATCTTGTATTGGTCAACAAATCCCATAACACCCAAGCTGGGTCTGAGTGCCATTCTGTAGCAGCTTTAAATGTTCCGTTAAATGTTCCACTATATGTAATACGACCAGTTTGAATGTCAACAGTTGCGTTGTGCGGAATTTTTGTCTTTATCCCTCTGAGCCTGAACGACCTCTTGGGGATTCTTGGGAAGGCTTCTGCGCTAAACCTAAGTGCTAAATGTGCTACATCTGGATAAGCATTTTGTTCAAATATTACCTCGGTCATACTTGACCAGTTGAACGCAGAAAATATTGGACTTGTAGTGTCATCAGTTGTCCTTGAAACTCTTACATTTATTGGAAAACTTGTACTCGTTGGAAGATTAATTAAATAATCTCTAAAATATGTGCTGGTTGATCTACCAGTAACAGTGTCATCAATTGGTGTTGTTGTTGTGCCATCATTTTGTATAATTTCAATTTTTACCCCTGCACTTGCACCTGTTATTTCTCCATTATCTTCTACCGTTTGGATGCTTTGAAAAGAAACTGTCACTCTTACAGCATTTACTGAAGTATTTGATATGGCTCTTGTTATTGGATTACCACTTGTTACAGCAACGCCAACGCTGCTTTCTGTCTCTATGTTAGAAATTCCACCAATAAAAGTTTGATCTGAAGTACCAAATCGAGGTTCAAAACCTACCTCTTGAAAGTTAAAGTCACTGTCATCAGGTGATGTGTTACTTGCAGCAGTTTGAAGTAATTGTGTTCCGTTAAGAAAAATATCTTTTTTAAAAGCATTATTATAAGCATCTGTTCCTTTTGTAAGACCAGCCTTTGATGCTGTTGCGCTGCCCTCAATCTCGCCCTCACCAACGGCCTCCACAAGCGTATTAAATTGCTTTGATGAAAGTGTATCAGTAGGAAGATCTGGATTTGTAAAAACTGTTTGTTGTGTAAATTCTTGTATCCCAGCCATTATGCATCACCTCTTACTTGCACTGTATCAATACCGTTTGAAACTGTCACCGATCCAACTATCGTTTCTCCATAAATTAAATTAATTGCACCTCCAGCTTTTGCAATGTTGGTAATCCCACTAAATGAATAGTTTGACGCAAGTGAGGATGGGTCTGTTCTTTCCATGCCAGATGGCCCTCTTGCTTGCGGTTGAGGTGTAAGCATGGAAGTTACACCACTAACAATTAAACTTGTACCAACAGCCGTCAGAGCAGATCCTAAAATTCCTCCAACACCAATAGCGCTGACAACACCACCAACAGCACTACCAATAAATGGTGCAACGAAAGGAGCAACAAAAGCAGTGCCACAGGCAACGGGAATAATTCTTATTTCAGCATCACCTGTCATGCACAAAGTTTCATCATCAATTACTTTGTCACCCGAATAAACTTTATAAACTTGATTTTGTAGATGGTTTGCAACTTCTGGATAATTACAACATAAAAAACTAAAAGCCTGTCCGATATTATTTAAATCAGCCTCAAAAGTTGCCTTGCCAACTAATTGTCTTAATTTTCCGTAAATTTTAATTTTTC